AAATGGAAGGTGCGTATAACATTTCCAATATGACGCAAGCAACCACACTAATGACGTTCTCTCTTTCCAGAGGACATTTAATGATAGATAATACTAACACAGCTGGAACATTATTTCTACAAGGCGAAGCATTTCTTCAAAACATGAGTGCGGGATTAACTGTTGATGAACATGAATTTCAAAATTTATATGAAAAAAGTTATACAGTACAAGATATGTGGGATAAAGATGTAACACAATTAAATACAAATAATAGTATTGGAAAACTAGTAAAAGAGATTAACGTAAATGTTAAAAATGCTTTCGCTGTGGCAGCAAGTAAAGCGTAATATATAAATATACAAATACAATAAAGAATAAGATTAATGTTAGGAATAAAAATGACGGCAAATGCTGTAACTTGTAACTTTGATGGAGTGCAAGCACCCGTGTGTGAAATTGGAGCAACGTTTCAATTTCCATTCCAGTGGCTTGATGCAAATCAAGTTCCTAAAAACTTAGCGATTTATACCACTGCAAAAATGCAGGTTAAAGATAAAAAAGGTAAAGTTATTATTGAATTATCTTTATTAAATACGAGAATCGATTTAGATACAAACGGAACGGTGATGACTTTATATATAGCTGATACCGATACTGCAATATTACCAGCAGGTAAATATGTTTATGATTTATTTTTAAATGATGGAACAACATCGATAAAATTATTAAAAGGTACATTCTATGTTGATGATAGAATCACAGTAGTATAGAAAAAGAAAGAAAATATTAATGGCTGTTCCAACAGATAGAATTAGTTTTAAAGATCATTGTTTACGGGCGTTGGGCGATCCTTTAATTCAAGTTAATGTATCTCCAGATCAAATAGACGATCAGGTTGATAGAGCATTATATAAATTTTATGAAAGAAACTATCAAGCAATAGAAACTATTTTTATTCTTCATGTAATTACTACACCTGAACCAACTTATGTTGTCGATACTAATGGGAATTTTGTTTTAGATTCTAATGGATTAAAAATTCCTATTTTAGATTCCGCTGGCGATCCAGTATACACGACAAACACCGAAACTGAATTAGATTACATCACACTCGATAATGATATAATCGGTATTTCTAATGTGTTTAGACCGTCCAAAACTTATGGATTAAATTCTATTGAATATCAAGTATTTATTGATGATATGTTGAACTATGGAAGAACTTTAGCAAGAGGAAATATATCAGATTATTTTATTAATCAATCAAATCTTACACTATTAAATAGATTTTTTTCACCCGAAAGACAATATGATTTTAATGTTTTGACACATAGATTGAGAATTGCTGGAGGTCTCGATTCCGCATACGCGCAAGATGGCGCAGTTGTAATTAGAGCATTTAGAAAAATTCATGGTGAAATTGATTCTAATGATCCAGTTGGTACAGACTATCATAACATATGGAAAAATAGATGGCTTCAAGATTATAGCGCTGCATTAATTAGAAGACAGTGGGCAGTAAATCTAGGCAAATATCAACAAGTGCAACTTCTGGGCGGTGTTACCATGAATGGTGATCAAATGTATCAATGGGCCATGGATGATATTGCAAAATTGGAAGAAGATTTATACAATACCTATGAATTGCCGATTGATTTTATGCTTGGATAATTTTTATGAAATCTTTTATTGAGTATTTAAACGAAAATTATATTTTTACTAAAAGTGGAACTGAAAAATTAGATATTTCAGATATACATGCTCGCGTTGTACCAATCTTACCTTAAAAGCTTTTGGAATTTGTTCAAAAGATATAATACAATCAAATCAACATGTAGTGAGTGTATTGAAACAATCGGGATATAATGCTATAGATTTAAAATATCTCACTGACAATCAAGAATCATATAAAGAATACGCAAAGACGGGATATGGTCTTCAGGAATCACCAATTACAGGCAACGAAACAACTACTATGAGGGCTGGTGTCGGGAAAGGGATGTATTTTAATTGGAAGAAACTTCAACCTTATATCGATAAAGCTAAACGTGTTAAAACGGTAAATAATCTTGTTAACTTATTTGATAAAGGTAAATTTGGTGTTGGTACAAGAGGACATTCAATGGCTTATGTGAATGGAAAATTATATGATTTTGCATCTAAAGGCCCATCTAAATCCAGAATTAATGTTAACAGATTCGGAAATTAAAAAATTTTTACAGCATACACCGACATACTCTTCTAACTAGTTACTTACGTTTAAAATGTTGCTCCAATAAATCATATTCTCTGGTTGTTAACGAACTAAGCACAACTTGTAAATCTTTTTTATTTTTTTCTTCTTGTTCTTGCACATCATACTCATAAACATTAATTTCTTCGACTTTCCAATCGCCATGTTTTTCTTGAGACCACTTTGCAGTTCTACCCATAATTCCCGGTTTACCATCTATATAATTATTGGCGTGATCTTTATGTAAAAAAACTTTATCCATTACCATTGGCCCACGCCCCTCGGTCATATCAGAATTTTTATAAGTTGCATATATTTTCATAGTGTTGTTTCCTCTGAATAATCTTTTAACCTTACATCCAATTCAGCTTGAAGAATTTTAATCTGTTTTTTCAAACGTGTAATTTCTTCTTTATTCTGAAGATCATAATAAGCATCCTCAGATAATTGTAAGTTGTGCTTATCGAGAATAATTCTTAATAAATCTTGCTCTTCATCGTTTTCGATTGCTCCAACATAGCGATATAGAAGTGATTTATAAATAATATTAATATCTCGAAGTAATTCTTTTTCTGTAAATGTTTTAGTCATATCATTCTATCCATTCTATATTAATAATTTTATCTTTAAGAACATTTATGGAAAATTTTTCATTATTATGATCAATTAAACAAAAGTAATAATTATCAGCATAAGATGGTCGTAAAAGAATTTCAACAAATTTTTTATCTTTTTTCCAGTAACCTTTTCCTATTACTGTATCAGGATGTTTGATTGTTTCAGTTTGTTCAATATCAAAAGTTATACCAACTTTTATAAATTCAACGTCTTCTGGAGTATGCTTTTCAAATTTACTATAAATTCCATGTTTGACTTCATACTCTTCAAAAATGGATTTTTCACCAGATTTGATAACCTCTAAAATTTTATTTGCATCATCATAATATTTTCCATAGTCGTCATCATACAGCTCTTGAAATGTAAAATAATTACCCGGTTTTTTTAGAACGAGCCACGTAAAAATAATCTTTTTGCATTGTTCTAACTCCTTTTCTCTAACTTACAATCATAGTATAAATAGAAAAGAAACAAATGTCAACAGAAAAATAAAAATATGACTGTAAATAATTATTTCGCTGGTACCTATGGTGTAGGATCTGCAAACGAACAAGACCTGGTAGAATCAAATATAATAGAAATGATTCAAATGGCCGGATATGATTTTTTTTACATACCTCGTACATTATTTAATCCTGACGATTTTTTTAATGAAGTTCCAAATTCAAGATTTGAAGCATATCACACACTAGAAATGTATATTGGTAATGTGACCGATTTTAACGGACAGGGCGATCTTATGTCAAAATTTGGTTTAATGGTTGAAGATAAAATAGAACTTATCTGTTCCAGAAAAAGATTTTACGAAGAAACCGGAGTTGAAAATCCGTCAGAAGGTGATTTAATTTATTTTCCTCTTACGAAACATTTATTTGAAATTGATTTCGTCGAGGATGAACCGGGACAAGTTGCCTCGGTGGGTCAATTTTACTCATTATCCCGACTTTATACATTTGTTTTCCAATGCACATTATTCGAATATTCTTACGAAGATTTTACAACTGGAGTAACAGAATTGGACACAGCACTCGATTCAACAACATATACAACACCTTTTGAAAAGAATAATGTAATTAATAACGAAGCTAATAATTACTTAGATTTTTCTGAAACAAATCCCTTTGGGGAAACAACAACTCCTGATGTTTAATTTTTATTGACAATCATTATATAATATTATATAATGAGGTCATATGATAGATGATTTTTTTATAAACATTAGCGAAAAAGATTTTAATGAAATGTTTCTACTTATGTGGAGACAGTGGGATAAAACTACCATTCGAGAAAATATTTCATTACACGATCACCAAAAGGCATATTATAAACATATAAAAAATCATGAAATAACTAATATTTTTGGAAATCGGCAAGATGGAAAAACAATACTAATTCAAGCTTATATCGTAGCAAATTTTATAAAAAATAAAGAAGCTTTAAATGTAGAAATATTTCTTCCTTTATCTTCAGCAAAAAGACATTATATAAGTAATTTACCATTTTTTTATAATAATTTTATGAAAAATAAAAAAATATTTTTTAATGATTTTGCCGATGAATATTCTAATCTTGTGTCGTTTAACACGGTGAACAAGCCGCCATACAGTAAAGATTTGAGTAACACGATTTTCGTATTCGATCAGTATTTGGAATATAAAGGAAATAAAATAATGAAAAAATTTATTTCTGACATAATGAGGTATCCACGTAAAAAAATAATATTCTCCGTATAATTAATCTTTTAAGTATAAATATTATATAATATTTAGGAGTTAAGATTATTTTTGCGGGAAAACCGGCATTTTATTTTGCTACCATAAGAAAAACTACTATAGCTTTTGGTTCTATATTTAATAATTTAAAAATTGTTAGATATACAAACTCTGGTGGCCTTGGCGCTACGATAAAGGAAATATCTGTTCCCTTATCATATTCTAGTGGAAATAAATGGTATATTCATAGAACATCTGATATTCCAGCGCAAGCGGGAGTTCAGACAAAAATTTCATTGCCAAGAATTGGTTTTGAAATGACTGGTATACAATACGATCAAACACGAAAAACAAATACGATCAATTCAGTTACTGGAATAGACACATTAGATCCTAATAATTTTCTAAGACAATTAAATCCTTCGCCATATGATATATCATATGATGTACATATTGCAACAAAAAATATGGACGATGGATTACAAATAATAGAACAGATTTTACCATACTTTCAACCATCATATACTCTTAATATTCAAGATATACCAGAACTTGCTATTACTAAAGATGTTCCTGTATTATTTCAAGGAATAGGATTTAGAGATGAGTACGAGGGCGGATTTGACGGTGAAAGAGTTATGATATGGACTTTATCTTTTGTTGTAAAAGGATATTTATATCCTCCAATTGGCAATGCCGCTATTATCAAAAAAGTTATTGCCACATTTTACAAAGATCAAGATTTAGTTACACCGTCAGGAGCAGTTACGGTAAAGGTCGATCCTATTAATTCTGCTTATAATGCCGTTGATTCTAACGGTAATCAAGCATGGACTATATTAACAGATATATACGGAGAGGAACAGCTGGATTCAAACGGAAATCCGCCACCTTAATATAATAATATGACAAACGAAACAACATCGCCTATAGAAGAATTTATGGAATCCGAAACAGGCAAAGAATTATTAGAATTAACTCCAGATAAAGCTAATAGAATTATTGCTAGAAATACAGATCATTTTGATGATGATTATTTGTATACAAGGGATGAATTGAAAAATTTGGTGGCAGAAGGACGTGAGGCCATTGACGAATTTAAAGAAATTTGTATGGAAACAGGCGAGCCGAGGGCGTTCGAGGTTTTGGGACAATTGATTAAAAATACTGCTTCGATAGCTGAAGCGGTAATGGTAAATGCTAAAAATAAATCTTCAATCAATAAAGAAATGGGTATCATAAAAAAATTTGATGGTTCCATTGATGAAGACGGAAACAAAACAACCAACAATATTAACAATCAAACAATATTCGTGGGCACGACAAAAGATTTACAAAAAATAATAAATTCTATTGATGATGAAAATGATGTAATAGATGTCACACAAGAATCAAAAGAAATAATATAATTTTCATATGGTACAA